ACGTTGAACGGCGATACAACGGCTGGGGTGTAGGTGCTGCAGATCACGCAGTCAATATCATTGAGCCTGATGTAGCTGCTGATCGCAGCGATGAATGAGAGGCCCGATTGCGCGCCAGCCGTCTGACAGGAAATCGTCGCGGAGGTCGTGATGTCCGTCGCGGAGGGCTGGTTGTTGCCGACGCCTGCGGTGCCAAAGTTGAACGCCAGCTTCCTGCTCGTCAGGCCACGGCGACTGATGTAGTCATCAGCGTCCGAGTTCGACTGCGCGATGTCGTTGTTCACGACCATCAGCACCTTGTCGAGCCGGATTGTCGCAGCAGCGCTTTGTGTAGGGAAAGCCATTAGGTGGTCGGAAACCAGTTGGTGGATCCGAGGACATAGATGTACTTGATCGCTCCCGTTGGCCCGGGAGCGAGAGTAGACGCCGCATTACTGATGGTCTGCGCGGTGTTTGGAGACAACGTCAGTGCCGTAATCGTCTGCGTGGATGAGATCGTCACGATTTGACCGTCGGCTGGATTCGGGGGCATCGTGATCGTGCCAGTGGCCAACGTGCCTGCTGGGTTCAGGATCAGCCGGTTCGTGCCATTGGCAATTGTGATGCTGAAACCCGTCAGCGGTACCTGAAGACTGTAACCAGATTCAGCTGTTGCGCCCGCAAGCTTCAAAGTCCCCGGAATACCCGAGCCTGTCGCAGCGCCTGCGGTCAGCGTGATGTTGCCGCCATTACCATTGGTCTGCGCCGACGATCCGCCGTTAATGGCAACATTGCCTGCCGTCCCGGCAACAGCGCCTGAATTACCCGCAGTGATGGTTACTGTTCCACCACCGCCGGTTGTGAGTCCATTGCCGTTCCCGCCAGTGACAATGACCGAACCGCCAGTTCCGGTAGCGGCTGTCGTGGACCCCGCGCCGCCGCCAAGAGTCGCGAAGCCACCGTTGCCAGTGCCCGCGTTGCCACCGCCGTTACCACCTATAACCGTAACCGCTCCACCATTGGAAGTCGATGTACTGGCCGATGAAGCGTTTCCACCTTTCAGAGTCGCTGAGCCGCCCGTACCTGTGCCTGTGGTAGCAATCGATGTACCACCGGCCATAATGATGGCACCGCCGGCATTGATAAACGCCTGACCTGCCGTAATTGAAACCGACGACCCGCCGCCCGTTGTCACGGCCGCGGGGGCGATTGACAACGCAGCAGATCCGCCCGCATTAGTACCCGACGTGATCGTGTACGAGGACTGGAGGTTGTCGCCCAAGTACAGGCTATTAAGCGCGAGTCCACCACTCACATCCCACGTATCGGTGGCGGTCTTGCGGATTAGGATCTCCGCTTCCTGACCGGGCAGCACAAGGGACATGTTAGATGGCACGTTGAGCGTGACGCCGCCGCCTGCAACTACCGTGGTTGTACCTACGCCGCCTTGGCGCAGGATAATTCCAGTACCTACTGGGTACGCGACAGACGCGTTCGGGGGCACCGTGATGGTGTTGGCAGACGCATTTGACTGACGGACTTCACCGCCCGCATCAGTTGAAATCAGCGTATACGCAGTGCCTGTCTGAAAATTGACGCCACTGATACTGCCGCCGGACCCGAGCAAGGTCCAGCTATTGCCGTTGGAATACACCACGCCCGCATCGCGGGTGTAGGCCCATGAACCGGGGAGTTTCTGGTTAGCGGGGGGTAGGGCTGAAAGCAGCGGTGCGTCTGACGGGACGGGCATGATTACCTCATGTAGTTTCTACGTGGCACGAGCCGAACAGGAGCTTTCTCGCGGTCCTTCAAGCCCATGCTGCGCTGGTCTGCGCCGGGAATCTTGAACGACAAGTAATAGGCAAGGCCAGCCACGAGGACAGGCAGGAACCTGAACGGAATGTCCTGTCCGTTGATGCCATCTCCTGCGTCTTGAAGTCTACGCAATCTCCAATACACGTATGTGTACGTCGTAGAGGAGTCGGGTATGGGCCATACCGTGATCTGCGGGTTGACAGTCACGCCAGCGGACGGGGATGCGCCACTCAGCCGCTGGATCCAGACCTGTATAGGACGCCCCGTGGCGTTCTTGTTGGGGATCGTGGCGTAGGTAGATTCAGCAATCCGTGAGATCGCGATGTCTACCTGATTCGATCCCGTCCCAGTGCGGATCACGCTGTCCAGCAGGTCAACGGTGTCCAGCGGCAACGTATAGGTCGCAGTGCCAGCCACCAGCGGGATGGTCCCAGAGTCCATCGTCCACATGTTGATGCCGCGATTGGCCCACTCAGCCAGCATCAGGTTCAGGCTACGCCGTGCGGTACGGAAGTCGTAGCCTGTGCGGGCCTCAGCGCCACAGCGCTCATAGGCCTCTTCGACCAACTCGTTCAGGTTTAAGTTGAACGAGGTCGTGCCTGTGGTCAGTGCGGCCATTTAGATGAACCGGCCTCGCGTACGACCCTTGGTCTCAGCACCGCCGCCACGGACAGCCCCGCCGCCGCTGAACACGCGAGTAGGCGTATGGCCCTTGGAAGTCATACCTGCACCACGCATGGTAATCTTGGCCGTGCTGGTGGAGGCCTTCTTCTCGATGCCACCGCCGATCTTGGACTGACCACCCTTGTTCTCGGTCTTGGTGGACTTGATCTGGCCGCCCGTGGCGCACTTGACCATACCACCCTTCTTCATACCCATGGGGGCACCGCCGGGAGCCGGACCCGCCATCGGCGGGGGGCCAGCCTGCTGAGCAGCGGCCAGAGCCGCAAGGCCGGCCATCTTCGATGAACTCTTGGAACGCTTTTTCACGGAACCTCCTGATAGACGGGCATTGGGCAAACCCCCTCCGCCATGATTGGTATTGGGGTTATTCACGCCGCTACGCATGGGTCACCCGTAGAAGAAAGTAACGTTACCTACCAGCGTTGTATACGTTGCCAAGGGGTCTGCTGAACACAGGATACCTTCACCCGGCAGCAGCATGTAGATGCTGGTGATAGGAAAAATTATCGACAGGACGGTGTTGCCACCGACTGTGACCGCCAGCGTGCCACCCGTAGTGGCATTGACGTACAACCCCTTGATACGCACAACGCCCACTCCAAGCTGCCCCGTGCCAGCGATGGATTTAGCCTTGATATCTGTCTGCATCATGTCAGCAGACTCCTATCAAGCGTTGTTGTAGGCGACAGTCTGGCCAGTGCCGTCGGCGTTGCGGACCGCGTACATCACGGTGTACTGCACGATGCCAGCCGTGACGTTGGCCACGGTCGGGGTCAGTGCCGCCTGCACGATGATGTCCAGTGGGCCAATGCCGATACCGTCCGGGGCCGCCGTGGAGGTCGCACCCGCCCAAGCCGAGTACTTGGCAGCGAAGGCCGTGTTGGCCACACGGCCAGCAGTCGTGAGGTCCGTGGAGGCCATGAACAGGGCGGTGGAGGCCGCCGTGCCGATGACGCAGTTGGCCGCCGTCGAACCCGTGAAGGCCGTCAGCGTGTCCACGTTGATCTGGAGGATCTGGGAGCCAGCGGGCAGCACCCAGAGGTTCGTGGTCGTAGCCGAGCCAAAGGGCGCGGTGTTGTAGTTGACCTGCTTGGTCTGCGAGACCGTGGTCAGGCCGATGTTCTGGAGAAGGCCAGCGGTGGTGCCTGTCGTGTTCTTGACAGTACCGAGCCGCCACGGGCCGAGGTGGGTAGCAAGTGCCATGTTGTACTCCTATGCACGCTAGGGTTTCACCGTGGTATCTGCGTGCCGTCCCAGATGGGCTACCACGACGTAGAAAGGGGCCGGTTGTTACACCGGCCCCCTGATCATCAGGTCGAACCAGCAGAACCGAACGTGCCCAGTGGATCCGACCAGCCAAAGCTGTAGCGCTCGCGGCTCTTGTAGCGCACATTTCCGGTGTCGAAGTCTCCATCCATGGAGTTGTTCAGCGGGGCACGAACGAAGTGCTTGAGGCCATTGGGCACGTCCGTCAGGAGGAACCACGCATTGGTGTCCGTCAGGAAGTGGTTGACCTTGTAGCCCTCGGGGATCGAGCCCATCGCCTTGAGGGCGTTGATGTCGTTGTCCGTCGTGCCGACACGCAGTTCCGTGTCCAGCAGGCGCTTGGCAACAAACATCAGGCCCGGTGGGATGACGAGCTTACGGGGCTTGGCGGCCAGCAGCAGGCCACGCTCATCGGTCCAGCCAGCGATCTGGATGACAGCGGCTTCAAGAGCCGTCTCATTCAAATCAGCCTG